ATACCTTCATGACTTTGGTATTTTTATAGAGGTATCTCCAGACGAAGAAGAGAAGGCACAGCTAGAGGCTAATATTCAGGTTGCATTAAGCAGAGACCAGATTTCATTAGAGGACGCAATTGACATAAGACAGATTAAGAATATTAAGATGGCTAATCAATTATTAAAAGTCAAGAGAAAGAATAAAGAGAAGAAAGATGTAGAAAGAGAGAACGAGAAGATGCAGATGCAGGCTCAGATAAATGCTCAGTCATCACAAGCGTCAGCTCAGGCTAAGATGCAGGTAACACAGGCGGAAACTCAATCTAAGGTTCAAGTAAAACAAGCAGAGGTTGCTTTTGAGATAGAGAAGATGAGTGCAGAGGCTGCTCTTAAGAGAGAACTAATGCAGGTTGAGTTTGATATGAATATGCAACTTAAGGGTCTAGAATCTCAGGCTGTCGTACAGAGAGAAGAGATGAAAGAGGCTGCTAAAGATAATAGAGTGTCTATTCAAAATACACAGCAATCAAAACTAATACAACAAAGAAAGGATAATTTACCACCGATTAACTTTGAATCTAATGAGGACTCCTTAGATGGATTTGATTTAGCAGAGTTTGACCCCAGGTAATTATATTTAAAAAAAATCCTTAATTTTGTACTTAATTAATTAAATCAAATAAAATGTCAGAGTTAAAAGTAAAGGAAGTATCTAATGTTCCAGAAAAGTCTAAGGCTGAAATAGAACAGGAGTTACTACAAAAACATGAAGAGCAATTTGAAGATGGTGCTCCTAAAGAGGAAACCACTGTAGTTGCCGAAGAAGAAATTAAAACTGAAGAACCTAAAGAAGAGGTTAAGTCAGAAGAAAAAATTGAAGAAGAGGTAGTTAAAGAAGACTATCAAATTGGAGATGAAGACGTTCTTTCATTTATTAAAAATAGATACAGTAAAGAGATAAACTCTTTAGATGATTTGTTTGAACAAAAGGAAAGCAATGAGGAACTTCCAGAGGATGTTTCGGCTTATCTTAAATTCAAAAAAGAAACTGGTCGTGGATTCCAAGACTTTGTAAACCTTAATAAGGATTATGATAGTATGGATAACGATCAACTTTTAGCAGAGTATTGGTCTCAATCTAAACCACACTTAGACGCTGAGGATATTCAATTCGAACTAGATAATAGATTCGGATATGATGAAGACTTAGCAGACGACAAGGAGAAGAGACAGATTAATATAGCTAAGAAAGAAGAACTTGTAAAAGCTAAGAAGTATTTAAACAATCAAAAGGAACAATATGGTGTGCCACTTGAGTCAAGTAGTTCATTCGTTTCTCAAGACGAGCAAAGTGACTACGAGGCTTACAAGAAGTATGTTCAAGAATCGAACAGTATGCAAGAGCAGAATGTAAAAAGACAGGAGTATTTTACAAAGAAAACTAACGAATTATTTTCTACAGATTTCAAAGGTTTTGGTTTTAAAGTAGGAGAAAAGGAAATGGTTTTTAATCCAGGGAATGTGGATAAAATGAAAACTACTCAGTCTGATATAACTAATTTTATCAACTCTCATGTGAATGAGGATGGTTTTATTAAAGACGCTGCTGCATATCATAAGTCGTTGGCTGTTGCTATGAACTCTGAATCTTTTGCTAAGTTCTTTTATGAGCAAGGCAAAGCAGACGCTGTTAGTGATATAACTAAGGAATCTAAAAACGTGGATATGCCCGTTAGAAAAGCTCCTGAAAGTATTAGTAAGGGTGGTTTCAGTGTTACAGCGGTAGGTAATGATCACGGTTCTGGACTAAGAATAAGAAGTAAAAAAAATAAAAACTAAAAACTAAAACTTAAAAAAATGGCAGGTTCAATAACAGGTGCCGCTGGACAACCAGCGTTAACACCATCGTCAAGTAAGGCAGCATTGCCTTCAAATTATATTACAAATTTTGATTTTTTAAATCAATACTTACCAGACACTTACGAGAAAGAGTTTGAGAGATATGGAAACAGATCTATCAGTGCTTTCTTGAGAATGGTTGGTGCAGAAATGCCTACTAACTCTGACCTTATTAAATGGGAAGAGCAAGGTAGACTACATACAAAGTTTCAAGGTGTTCTACCTACTACTATAGTAGCTGGTAGAGATACTGCAACTTTAACTTTTACAGCAGATCATAATTTAAGAGTAGGTCAAACTATTTTTATTTCTGATGAAACAGCTGCTTCTACTAAGAGTAATAAAGCTATAATTGATACTATACCTAGCACAACTACTGTAACTGTTGCTTTTTACGAGGCAGCTGGTTTAGCTACTGGTATTACAACAACTACTGCTTTAACTGTATTTGTTTATGGTTCAGAATTCAATAAAGGAGCTAGCGGAATGAGTGGTTCTTTAGAGGCTGATCCAGTAATCAAAGACAATAAGCCAATTATCATCAAAGATAAGTATGTTGTATCTGGTTCAGATATGGCTCAAATCGGATGGGTAGAGGTAACGTCAGAAAACGGAGCGTCAGGATACTTATGGTACATTAAATCAGAGCACGAAACAAGATTACGTTTTGACGACTATCTTGAAATGGCAATGATTGAAGGTGTTCCAGCCGCTGCTGGTTAAGGTGTTGCTGCTTTAGCTGCTGGTGGACAATTAGGTAATCAAGGTACAAAAGGTTTATTCCACGAAATTGAGAACAACGGTAACGTTTGGTCTGGTGGAAACCCAGCTGCTTTAGCTGACTTTGATGCTATTATCCAGAGATTAGATAAGCAAGGTGCTATCCAAGAGAATGTAATGTTCGTTAACAGAGAGTTCGGTTTTGATATCGACGACATGTTAGCTGCTCAAAATTCTTACGGAGCTGGTGGTACTTCTTACGGATTGTTTGACAATGACGAAGAAATGGCACTTAACCTTGGATTCTCAGGATTTAAAAGAGGATATGAGTTCTATAAGACTGACTGGAAATATCTTAACGATGCTACATTAAGAGGTGGTATTGTTGGTGGAGCTGTAAATGGTGTATTAGTACCAGCAGGTTCAACTAATGTTTACGATCAAGTAATGGGTAAAAACGCTAAGAGACCATTCTTACACGTAAGATATAGAGCGTCAGAAACTGAAGATAGAAGATATAAGACTTGGATGACTGGTTCCGCTGGCGGAGCTGCAACAAGTGACTTAGATGCAATGGAGGTTAATTTCTTATCAGAAAGAGCTCTTTGTACTTTAGGTGCTAATAACTTCTTTATCTTTAAGGATTAAGAATAACAATTACTAGGGGAGGGTTAATTCCCTCCTCTTTTTTTTACAATTAAATTAAATCGAATAAAATGAAAACAGAATTAAAAAACAAGGTGTATGTATTGAAATCTCAAACAACCCCTTTGAGTTATATGTTAAACTCAAGAAACACAAGAAGAGCACCATTATTATATTTTGACGAAGAAAAAGGAATTAATAGACCACTTCGTTATGCAAGAAACCAGAAGAGTCCTTTTGAGGATGAGCAAGATGATAATGCTATTTTAGAGCCAATCGTATTTGAGGATGGCTTCTTAAGTGTGCCAAAAAATAATCCAGTACTACAAAAGTTTTTAAGTTTACATCCTGGTATAGGTAAAATATACGAAGAGGTAAATACAGAGAAAGATGCTAGTAAAGAGGTTGCTAGTTTAGATAGTCAACTGGATGCAGAAATAGCTGCTAAAGAATTAGAAATAGATATGATTGAAAACATAGCTAGACTACTAATGGGTTCTACTGTAGATAAATTAACAAGCTCTGAATTAAGAAGAGACGTTAGACTATATGCTAGACAAAACCCCGTAGAGTTTTTAGAAATGATTGACGATCCTATGGTTAGACTTCAAGGTTTAGCTAAGAAGGCATTAGACTCTAAGATTCTTACACTAAGAAATGGAGACAGAGATGTGTTCTTTAACTTGAAGAATAACAAGAAGAAAATGATTACTGTACCGTTTGATGAGACGGCAACATCTGCTATAGCTGCATTCTTACAGTCTGATGATGGTGTAGAAATTATGAAGATGTTAGAGAAAAAAGTAAATTAATTTACTATATTTGTGCTTTCATATAGTTTGTTTGTTTCTTTCATAGTAAAGATGAGGAGAGGGTTTAGGCTCTCTCTTTTTTTTTATCTTTGTATTATGAATAATTTTATATCTATACCAATTACAGATGCTGGTGGAAACTATAATGTAGTAGTACAAACCAATAATATAATAACTGCTGTTAGGCACTCATCTACTGTAACACACATACTAACACCTGCTGTAGGGGCTCAAGGTAGTGATGATATAATTAACGTTACACACGCAGCAGACACAGCACAAAACTCTGTAGCAACCGCTATTATGATGGCTGTGGTATCAGCCTCATCTTTATTTGGTCAGAGTGGTACAGTTCGAGCTGTAGATTCACCTGTAGATATCACAAGTGTAGATCACGCTTAAAATAGACCATCTCTGTTTTTTTTCATTATCTTTGTATCAAACATTTTTAGATGATTAACACGGTAAGAAATACTGTAATGGCTGTTCTTAATAAGGATAACAATGGTTATCTTACTCCAGAAGAGTTTAACCTATTTGCTAAACAGGCACAGTTAGAGATATTTGAAGAGTACTTTTACAACTACAACAACTTATTAAATAAAAAAAATAAAAGACTAGTTAACACTGGATATGCTGACTTACCAAGGCAATTGGTTGAGGTGATAGACACGTTTACTCAATTTAAATCATTAATACGAATCTCTAATAGTGATCAATCATTTGAACTCCCCACAGACTGGTATACATTTATTAGTGTATTGTGGAAAACAAAATGTGGAAGTAGTCCTGATTTAAGTGTAGAAGCAGAAAGAGTAGGTGAGTATCAAATAAACAAATTATTATCTTCTAATTTAACATCTCCATCAAAAGAATATCCAGCATATGTTTTTTCACCGCAAGGCTCAAATACACCAATAGGACCTGGAAGTTCTACCTATGGAAACTTAGGTAATCAAATTACCATATACCCTATTGCACCAACTTCTGATTGCAATTTAGAGTGTGACTTAACCTATATAAGATATCCAAAGGATCCAAAGTGGACCTACCAAATGGTATCAGGATCCCCTATATTTAATCAATCTGCTACTGACTACCAAGACTTTGAGCTTCCGTTTTCTGATCAAGTAGAGATGACATTGAAAATATTACAGTACGCTGGTGTTAATATAAGAGAACCAGAAGTAGTTCAGTTCGCTTCAGGAGCAGAGGCAATAAATAATCAAAGTGAATCATAATGGCTTATCTAACTAACTATCAATATTACGCTAACGCAGGTCAAGACCCTCAAGATAAAAACTGGGGAAGCTATCAGTATGTACCATTAAAAGATATTGTCAATAATTTTATGTTGATGTATGCGGATGATGATACCACTATAGGTAATGTAAAAA